TCATTAGCACCTAATATTACCAAGTATGCAAGTGGAATATTCAATAAGGTAAAATCATTAGCACCTAATATTACCAAGTATGCAAGTGGAATATTCAATAAGGTAAAATCATTAGCACCTAATATTACCAAGTATGCAAGTGGAATATTCAATAAAGCAAAATCATTAGCACCTAATATTACCAAGTATGCAAGTGGAATATTCAATAAAGCAAAGTCGTTGTTTCCTGGGGTTGGCAAGTACGCGACAAGTGCATTTGATAAAATAAAGTCAATGGCACCTAGTATTGGCAAGTATGCAACTAGTGCTTTTGATAAAATAAAATCAATGGCGCCAAATATTGGCAAGTATGCAAGCAGCGCATTCAACAAAGTAAAGTCAATGGCTCCTAGTCTAACAAAATATGCATCTAATTTGTTGGGCAAAGGAAAAGGAATGGTTGGCAAAGGGATGTCGGCAGTTGGGGGATTTGCAAAATCATTTGTTCCAAAGATTACAGGAAGCGGTGGACTAATTGGTTCGTTATTTGGTAAAGCAGCAGGAGCCACATCAAAATTAGGAAAAATGTTTTCTAGCGGTGGTGGAGTGATGGGAAGTTTATTTGGAAAAGCAGGAGGCTTAGTTGCCAAAATGGGAATGGGAACTTTAGGCAAAAGCTTTCTCAAGAAACTGCCAGGTATAGGAGCAATAGCAGGAGCAGGATTTGCAATCGCATCTCTGGTTAGGGGAGATGTTGGTGGTGCAATTAAGGATTTGGCAAGTGGTTTGGCAGGTGCAATTCCTTTTATTGGTCCGGTATTGTCTGCTGGAATTGATATTTTTGGAGACACCTTAATTGGTGGTGCTAAATCAGTATGGAACGGAACTAAAAAATTAGGATCTACAATTTGGAATGGGGCCAAAACAATAGGATCTACAATTTGGAGTGGGGCCAAAACAATGGGATCTGCTATTTGGAGTGGGGCCAAGTGGTATGGGAAAACATGGATGAAGGGAGCAAAAGCCATAGGCTCAGGAGTAATGTGGATTGGAAATAAATATGTTCAAGCTTGGAAAAACATAGGATCTACAATTTGGAGCGGTGCTGCAAGCTTAGGTGAAGGCGTTGCAAATCTAGCAAGCAATGCTTGGAATGGTGCTAAAGATATTGGAAATACGTTGTGGAAAGGAGCAACAGACATAGGCTCTAAAATATGGAGCGGAGTAACTTCTTTGGGATCTGCAATAGGTGGTTTTGCCTCTAACCTCTGGGATGGTGCGAAATCTGTTGGGTCTGCTGTTGGTGAGTTTGCGTCTAATGCTTGGGAGGGTGCTAAATCAATAGGATCTGGTGCTTGGGAGGGTGCTAAATCAATAGGATCTGGTGCTTGGGAGGGTGCTAAATCAATAGGATCTGGTGCGGTTGAAGGAGCAAAATCAATCTGGAGTGGGGTTAAATCTTGGTTTGGATCTGGAGCTAAAGAGCCAAATATGCAGGTTCCTCAGACCAACATGGATAATATTAATAAATTAAATACATCCATAGCAACAAAATTAGAAACAGGAGATATACACTCAATACCTGCGGTTAGGCCAGCAGGAATGGAAGGCGATGTTGGTCCAACAAAAGATATTGGCGTTGCAAATGTCCAGCCAGTTCACTTAAGAGATATATCTCAAACTATATTAAGAGAAAAGGTAGGAGCTAATTCTGGGAATGGCAAGTTGCAAAGCGATGAACTTACCAGAATGGAAGAGGCATCCTACAGACAGGTTGATGAATTAGAACAAATCAAAGAAGCGATGGTAGAATTAGTTGCTCTGATGAAACCAAGAGGCGGATCTTCATTAGCTGCTGGTTCAAATCAAATCGCAGGATCAACAAAAGATCCAAAAAGACCAATGCATTCTGCAATATACGGAAGAATGAGAGACGGAAATCCGGCTGCGAATGCCAACAAATCAATTAATACTGGCGAGAGAACCTAATAAGGAGAAATAATGCCTAAGGCAACACTAGATAATGGCTCGCTTATACCGATAAGCGATTGCTATATTATAATTCCTATAGAAGGAAGTGGAAGATCTGGATTGTCTCAGGGAGAAAATGAAATAAAAATAACACTAGACATCTTGCCAGACATAAGCGATTCTAAATCTGCTAATTACAATGACGAGACGGTAATAGGAAGGTCCTCTCCGCTGAAGACATACAGCAACTCAGACAACAGATCGATAACAATGCAATTGCATTTTATTGTTTCTAAGCCAAGCGACGTGACAGAAAATCTACAAAAATTACGAGCAATACAAAGTGCTGTGTATCCTAGAGATGGGGCTAATGGAGCACCATTCATACCACCACCAGTATGTAGGATAAAGTGCGGAAGCCTATTATCTGCTCAGGGTGACATTTGTGTAATACTAAAGCAATACTCAGTGAAATTTCCAACAGAAGTTGCTTGGAATGAAAATTATTTTACTCCAATGAAATTTGATGTTGATACAACTTGGGATGTTGTATATGCAAGTTCAGACCTTCCTGGACAAGAAAGAATATTTGGACTAGGAGTTTAAAAATGGCAAATAAAATAGAATATTCAAATGTTTTAGCAAGTAAGTTTGTTGTTCAGACTAGCAGATATATTGATAGTAAAGTTTTATATTACGGAGATGACAAAATAACAACATTTGAAACCTACAAAAGAAAGAATTTTGTTTTTTCAAAAAATGATCAAGTTGCTGTTATTCCCAATGGCATGCAATATAGGCCAGATTTAGTTTCAAAAGAAAGATACGGGACAGTTGATCTTTGGTGGAAGATTATGGAAGTAAATAATATTAAAGATATTTTTGATTTCACAGCGGGGAAGACAATAATGCTTCCGGGGAATATATATGCCTAGATTTGAGCCAGCCCCAAATTGTTTATCTGGGTGTGTTGAAAAGTATTACAGCAAGCCATTGTTTAATGATGTGCCATATGGATCTCCGCCATCACAAAATTTCGCTCCATTTATAAAAGTAACTATAAACAATGGGTCCAATACAATTACCGTTGGAAACGAATCCTATCCAACAAGACCCAATAAAGCTGTTATCAAGTCTATAGAGTTTGGGTTTATGAATGCTCTTGATGGAAACTTAGAAATAATAGATGAAGAAGGTGGTGAATTAGGAGTTTTCCTAGACAGCCTTCAAAAATGTGGACAAAGCTTCAATGCGAATACAGTAATGGAATTCCGAGTGGGTTGGGTCACTACTGATTGTGATGGCAACAAAGGACCTTTAAATACATCTCCATTGCTAAAAGCGATAATACTAGAAATAAATTCTAATATAAGTAACGGAGTAATAAGATTTCAAATAAAATTTTCAACGATAGATAAAACTGTTCAGCAGTTTAGACATGACGAGACTTTCGGCCAAGAAGAGGGCGGAAAAGATATGTCTATAGAAGATGCAATAAGAACTCTGGCTGCTATTCCACCGACTATAAATGTTAGATATGCTCGTAGAAATCAAAGTGGAGAAATTCAATATGTAGATTCTCTAAAATGGGTGAATCATGGAGAAAAAGGGCCGAAAGCAGCATGGACTGGCGATAGTCAGAACAAATATTCTACAATTGCCAAGTGGATAGAACCCTACAGAATAGACGATGGGACAAAGGGCAAAGGAGTAATGCTAATACACGACCCTTCAAGCGTGAATGATTTGATTGTATTAGAAGATCCAACTCCAAATGAAGGAGAAAAGCAAAACTCAAGAAGCCTAGGTACATTTATAGTTAATGGAGGAAGATGTAGTAGCGTTTTAGAATTTAGTCCGACAGTTAATATTATTAGCGCATTAGGTTCACTCAGCAGTGGTGGTTCAACAAAAACAACAGGCACTGGGCCTGTCAAGGCAGAAACAGAAAAATCACAAAACATTCAGTCAGGCAATAAAAATGTCGGAACTCAAACAACCTTCACAATAAGTCAGCCATCGTCATATTCAGATGGGAAAAATGCTCCTGATGAGGTGGTCAAGTCAATTGCCGCTCATTTAAAAGCTAGCAAACTTTCTGGTTTAACAACCGGACCTATAACCGCTGAACTTAGAATTGTTGGAAATACGGATCCTAGATTTTATCAATTTGATAAAGGACAAAGTATTTCTGTGGTGGTTATTAGTCCTAATCACATTAATGGAGGAAAGGCAGGCCAGAGTTGTGGAGATTTTTTAAAAACAACAACTTGTCATCCTTTTTTTAGTAATAAAGAATGGACTTTTATGGGATGGAACCATGCAGTTCAAGAAGGATCATTTGTTACTACTTTAAAATTATTCCTGGCAACTCCCGGAATAGACATTGGAGCAAACGAAAACCTAGGAGCAAATGAAACAGGAGCGCAAGCAAAAAACGCCTGTTGATAATTATGTCTAATATTACAAACCTCACAAACCTCACAATACCAGATAAAATTGAAAATATAAATTTGAGAATATCTCAAATGGAATCAAGGTTTTCAGATATGGGCTATAGCTTTAAAAATATAGTTCAGTCTGAAGTTAAGGCTCAAATTAACACTCCTAGGCAAGACGAAACCATGTCTTCATTGCATACTGCAATTTGCATGGAAACAATCGACCCTTTAAAACAAGGAAGAGTTAGATTTTTTAGTCCTTTATTCCATGATTTCAACACGCCAATTAAAGCTCTGCCTTGGGCCTATCCTGTTTCAAGTCAAGGTGGATTTGACGATTCTGGTTGCACTTGGGTTCCTCCAGCAGGATCAAAATTATGCATTTTATTTGAAGCGGGCAATAGAAGTTGGGGATTCTACATTGGAACAACATGGGATAGAGATAGAACCGAGGGTTGGGGACTTACAATTCCAGAATATGAAAGAATACATAGGGGCCATAGAGGCGGATACTTAGTAGGACCAAATGAAACTCAAGTTTTCCCACCTTGGAATACAGAAAATTATAATGGAAATGATATAGATTCAACATTAGATTTTGAAAATGATTCAGACGCAAAAAATAAAATAACATATCCAAATATTTATGGGTGGAAGACTCCTCAAAAACACATGATCAAAATGGTTGACGGAAATTATAAATGTAATTTTCGTTGGCAGAGATTAGAATTAAAATCGGCACAAGGAAACCATTTGCTTTTTAAGGATGACAGAATTCATCCTTCGGCTCAGTGGGTTCATCCAGATTGTGATGGAGGTGGTGGAAATTACTCAAAGTGCAATGACGAAAATGATCAACCAATAGAAAAAGTAGATTCATGTCCAGCAAATGCTTTTGGCGATAACACTCCTTTGGGTCAAAAAGTTTTAATGAAAGGTAGCGGAAATGGAGGTGCTAGTGAAGGAGGAGGAGAATCAACTCCTCAAGGAGCAAACCCATACTTTAAACAAAGAAGCGAGTGTCGTCCTTACGCTGGTCCTGGGACTAATCAAAACAATAAAGTTGACAATTCTACATTGCCACAATCTGGAATTCAACTAACTTCAATTAGTGGTCATACTTTCTGGATGGACGATGCTGTTTTGGAACCAAAGGGAGGCAACAATTGGGAAAAGGGAATAGAGCCTTTTAATTATGGTTGCCAAGATATTTACAAAGGAGTCACAGCTTGGAAAGCTGCTCATGGACATCAAATTGTTATAAGCGAGATAGAAAAAGAAAAGAAGAAAAGAGGCGATCAAAATTTCATTAGATTATTGACTGCAACGGGTAATAGAATTGAACTGAATGATGATACCACTGGTGAGTGCATCGCAGGCCCCAGAAGAGGAATAGAGCTTCAAAGCACATCCAATCATATTATACAGATGATTGACGAAAACAATAAGCAGTGCAGCCCAGAAAGAAGAGAAGGAGGAAGCCCTAAAAATGAAGCAACTGATGCATTTGTTAAAATAAGGACTGGTTATGGTTTAGAAATTCATATGGGTGATGATAATGATCAAAAAGAAACCCAGCAACAATACATTCAAATAATGGCTCCACAATATGATGCTTGTTGTGGTGCTCATTTTATAAGATTACAAGAAGATCCTAATTGTGGATATATCTTTATCAGAGCAGCAGGCGATTATGTTTGTGCTACGGAAGGCGACCATTACACTGCTGTTGGCGTGGGCAAGTCCACTGATGAATTCTGTGCTGGCGGGTGTTTAGGTCCAAGAAACTGGTTTACTGCAGTCAGCCAACATTCATTGCATTATTCTTGTAATTTCTACTTTAATAAAGCAGAAATTCATACTTTTATGGCTGATA